GAACCTTTAGAAAGTAATGGTTTATATTCAGTACATGAATTTCTAAATGATTTAACAAATATAATTGGTGGTGAGAGAGCAGGTCATTATACATCATATGCTAGAAATGAATTTAATCACCGTGTACAAAATAGATTTGATAGTTTTGCAGCTTTTGTTTCTATGCATTATTCATTATCACAAAGAGATGATACAAAGTATTGGCAAGATGTGAACGAAAGAGATTATGTTGAAGAGTGGGAAAAAATGGGTCATACTAAAGTAAATCCTTTTATTAGTTCTTTTGATAGAAAAGTTATTGATGGTAAGTGGGGATTATTTGAAGGATTAAATTGTATTGGTCCAGGTATGAGATGGTTTACCCTAGACGGAGGTATAATTGGTTTGAAAGATAGTGTTGAAAAACCTATCGAAGAGTATGGAGAATTTTGGCAGGAATGTATTGATAAAATGAATGTTAGAAGTAGAGAATGGGCTGAAGCGGCCAGTAAGATGAAAACTACCTATGAATTTTTAAGAGATGAGTATTTTGATGGCAAAGATGAAATCACATCCTAATAATAAAAATCAAAATTTTATTGCTGGTTGGTATATTGAACCGTCTGTATGTGATGGTTTGATAGATTTCTTTGAAGATGAAAAAACTGAAAAATGGAAAGGTGGATTTGGTGCTGGTAATAAAACTGATAAATGGATTAAAGATAGTACAGACGCCAATTTTTGGCCTAGTACAAATGATGATAGATGTCAGGCATACTTTGATGAGCTTCAAAAATGTGTACCTGAATATTTAAAATTATATCCAGAAGCTAATCAAACTTCTATTTGGTCTATATGTAGATATGGTGTACAATTACAAAAATATGAACCAGGTGGTGCATATTTTAAAGAACATTTTGAAAGAGCTTCTGGTAATATTTCAGATAGATTTTTAGTTTACATGACATATTTAAATGATGTGACAGATGGTGGTGGTACTTATTTTAAATATCAAAATTTAGAAGTTAAAGCGGAAAAAGGTTTGACGATAATATGGCCTACTGATTTTACCCATACACATAAGGGCATAGTATCTCATACTCAAACAAAATATATTGCGACCGGTTGGTATGCATTTAATGATATGGGTAAGGGGTTTAAAAATTATGCATAATATAAAAGAGTTAACAATGGAACAGCATAAGAATGCTGAACGACAAGAGTTTGTAAAAACTTTAATGTCAGGTAATATCAATAAACAATTATACGCCACATATCTTTTTAATCAACTGAATTGTTATTCTGTATTAGAAAAATATGCTTTAGAAAATTCTTTATTTTTAGATTTGCCTGGTATAGAGAGAGCGCCACATTTATATTATGATTATAAAGCATTATGGACAAATGAACATGAAAAACCACCTTTACAAGAAAGTACAATTAAATATGTTAAACATATAGAAAGTATTAAAGAAAGTGCAGAAAAATTATATGCTCATATCTATGTTAGACATATGGGTGATTTATCTGGTGGTCAAATGATAAGAAAGAAAACACCAGGACCTAATAGATATTATAAATTTGCAGGTTTAAAACAACAAGAATATAAAACAATTATCAAAGAAAAAGTTGAGGCATATATGAATGTATATCAAATAAATGTTTTAGCAGAAGCTAGATATTGTTTTGAAAGTGCAACACAATTATTTAAAGAGATGAGGGGGCTGGATGCTTTGGGACATTTTAATTAAGAATACTCAAAACATGATTTCTATGTTGAATAGAACATGTGAAGAATATGAAGAACCTGGTATGGAAAGATTTAACAACGAAGAGTATGGTTGGGTAAATAGAACATGGAAAAATAAAGACATACGAAGAGCACATGTTGATGTAGTTGATGTAAGAGATAGTAAAAAATTATGGATGTGTCATGTATGTATTTTTCCTAATACTACAAACGGAGGACCAATTTATGGTTTTGATGTAATTGCAGGTATGAAAAAGGTTACAGGTGCGTTTCACGATTTTAGTCCGTTATTAAAAAAAGAACACCCTATGACAAATTGGTTTGTAGATGATGTAAAACATTTTAAGCCTAGTAAAGAGAGAGAATTGCCAGATTGGGCAAAAGCGATATTCAGTCCAGGTATGATAGCAGCTGGTAATATAACTGAAGAAGATGAGTTAAGACAAATATGTGATATATCGCAAGGCACATTAAATCATTATTTAAGACATATTGGAGATTATAATGGTGATAGTGATGAGAATGAGGTTATAAAGGCACAGAATTATTATTGTGAACACCAACAACAAAATCCTCATACACCTAGAGTTATGAAATCACTAGGACTACCAGAGGAAGACATTAATCTATTCTGTTCAGATAATCTCTTCCCCAAGATAAAATAACTATTATAAATATACCGAAGAAGGTACAAAAAAGGTATAAGATATGGCAAAACCATCAACAAGACAAGAGCTCAAAGAGTATGCTTTAAGGGCATTAGGACATCCTGTTATTGAAATAAACGCAGATGATGACCAACTTGAAGATAGAATAGACGAAAGTTTACAATATTTCGCACAATATCATTATGACGCAATCAGACGGACTTATTTAAAATATCAGTTTACAGAATCCGAAAAAGCAAGACTATTAGGCAACTCTAGTGAGAGTGTGACCGTGGATTCTACTACTAATACATGGTTAGAACAAAACAACTATATTAATGTACCTGATGGAGTTTTGTCAGTAATCAATATCTTTCCTTTTTCAAACAAAGGTAATCTAAACTTATTTGATGTAAGATACCAATTAAGATTAAATGAACTATACGATTTTTCATCAACAAGTGTAATCAATTATGATGTTGTTATGAGACAACTAGATTTTTTAGACCACATATTAGTAGGTGAAAAACCATTAAGATTTAATCAAAATGATAACCGACTTTACATTGACATGGATTGGAAAAATGATTTAGCGGTTGGCGAGTATCTAGTTATAGAGTGTTATAGACAATTAGACCCAAATAAACATACAGATGTTTATAATGACATGTATTTAAAAAGATATGTCACAGCAAAATTCAAGGCACAATGGGGTGCTAACTTATCAAAATTTAATGGTGTTGCAATGTTAGGTGGAGTTTCACTTAATGGTGGAGAAATATACTCACAAGCATTAGCAGAATGTGAAAAACTAGAACAAGAGATACGAAGCTCATACGAATTAAATCCAGCAATGATGATAGGATAATGACATGCCAGTTAACCACTATTTTCAGGCAGGTAAGGGCATTGGTAACCACGCAGAGAAAAGGTTACACGAAGATTTAATTGTTGAAGGTCTAAAGATATATGGCCAAGATGTTCATTACTTACCTCGTACATTAGTAAATCAAGACCTTATTTTAGGAGAGGATACTTCTTCTCGTTTTGATGATAGTTATGCTATCGAAATGTACTTTGAAACAAATGAGGGTTTTGCTGGCGACCAAGAATTAATCAATAAGTTTGGTTTAGAAATCAGAGATGATACAACTTTGATGGTTGCAAAGAGAAGTTGGGACTTTCTTGTAGGTAATAAATCAAATCTAATAGCAGCTGGCAGACCAAACGAGGGTGATATAATTTATGTACCCTTAATGAATTCATTTTTTGAAATATTGTTTGTTGAAGACCAAGAGCCATTCTTTCAATTAGGAAACTTACCAGTTTATAAACTTCGTGTCACTCGTTGGGAATACTCTAACGAACAACTTAATACAGGTGACGCAGCCATTGATAAGGCTGAAGATGAGTATTCATTAAATTATTTCTTACACAAAATGTCATTAGAAAGAGGCACCGTTGCAGAAAGTGGCGAAGGTTCAATTGCATTAGAACAAGGTTATGCTACAGGTAAAAATGCTTTCTTAATGTTAGAGACTTATGAAGGAGAAAGTCCAGAGTTTACACAACAACAATCAGCATATGCTGACAACCTAAATTTAAATACCGAAGCGGGTTATACAACTGCTAGTCTTACAGATGATATATTAGACTTTACAGAAAGAAATCCATTTGGTGAGGTAGATGAATAATGGATAGAGATAGAACAAAACAATTAGTAGAACATACTAATAAAATTAATAGACAAAAGAAAGAAATGGAATTGTCTAAAAATTTAAGAAAAGAAGTAGAGATTGGTGCTACAGGCACACAAAGATATAGAGTAAAAAACGGACCAAATAAAGGAAAAGTATTATAATGTTTGGCAATCACTATTATAATCAGAGTTTGAGAAAATTGACTATTGCATTTGGTCAAATCTTTAATAACATACTTGTACAAACTAAAAATAAAACAGGTGGTGTGACAGGTAGAATGAGAGTACCTTTAGCATATGCACCAAAAGAAAAGTTTATACAAAGATTAGACCAACAATCTGATTTAAATAATAGAGAATTTGCAACATCATTACCTCGTATGGGTTTTGAAATTACTGGTCTTGCATATGACGGTTCAAGAAAATTAACAAGAGTACAAAAAAGAGTTAAAGTAAAAGATGATAACACATTAAATTACAATTATACTCCTGTACCATATAATATTAGTTTTAACTTATATACATTCACAGCAACTGCTGAAAACGGATTACAAATAGTTGAACAAATTTTACCTTATTTTCAACCAGATTTTACGGTGACAATTAACGCTATACCTGATTTAGATATTAAAACAGATGTACCTATTATTTTAAATAATGTACAATATGAAGATACATATGATGGTAGTTTTACAACAAGAAGAGCAGTTATCTACACTTTAGGTTTTACTGCTAAGACATATCTATATGGTCCTATGAGTAATAGTAAAATTATTAGAAAGGCAACGGTTGACGCTTCAGCTGATTTGCCACAAGCATTAACACAGGAGAAAATAGTTATTGAACCTAATCCAACAAGTGCTGACGCAGATGATGATTTTGGTTTCACAACAACAATAACTTTTTATGAAAATGGTGAACAATAATGAGCAAATTGGAAGATAGTGTAAACGATATTTTAGGTATCGAAAAGAAAAGTACAGATGTAACCGTTTCAGACTTTGAACAACCAGCA